TATCAGAAGTTATTAATATAATTAATGCAAGAGATTTAAAAAATAAATTACAAAAAGATTTAAATAATAATAAAATAATTGTTAAAAAAAGCAAAATATAAGTTGACAATATTTTAAATTGATTTAATATTATAATATAACAAGAGGAGAAATATAATGGATTTAAATTATGAGCTTATAATAGCATCAAATAATGGACATTTAGAGGTTGTTAAATATTTAGTAGAACAAGGTGATGATATTAATGTTAATAATAATTCATTAAGATGGAGTGCTGCAAATGGACATTTAGAGGTTGTTAAATATTTAGTAGAACAAGGTGCTGATATTCATGCTGATGATGATTATGCATTAAGACATAGTGCATATAATGGAAATTTAGAGGTTGTTAAATATTTAGTTGAACAAGGTGCTGATATTCATGTTTACAATAATTATTCATTAATGTATAGTGCAAACAATGGACATTTAGATGTTGTTAAATATTTAGTTGAACAAGGTTCTGATATTCATTATGAGGATGAAGACGCATTAATACATAGTGCTTTGAATGGACATTTAGATGTTGTTAAATATTTAGTTGAACAAGGTGCTGATATTCATTATGAGGATGATTATGCATTAATACATAGTGCTTTGAATGGACATTTAGATATTGTTAAATATTTAATTATTGATTGTAATATGAATATAAAAAAAGAAATATTAGAATTTTTACAAGAAAATAATTTATCAGAAGTTATTAATATAATTAATGCAAGAGATTTGAAGAATAAATTACAAAAAGATTTAAATAATAATAAAATAATTGTTAAAAAAAGCAAAATATAAGTTGACAATATTTTAAATTGATTTAATATTATAATATAACAAGAGGAGAAATATAATGAATTTGAATTATGAGTTTATAGTAGCATCAAGTAATGGAAATTTAGAAATAGTTAAATATTTAGTTGAACAAGGTGCTGATATCCATGCTAGAAATAGTAATGCATTAAGATTGAGTGCAAATAATGGATGTTTAGAAATAGTTAAATATTTAGTTGAACAAGGTGCTGATATCCATGCTAGAAATGATTTAGCATTAATTTGGAGTGCTGCAAATGGACATTTAGAAACTGTTAAATATTTAGTAGAACAAGGTGCTGATATTCACACTGAGGAAGAAAAAGCATTAAGATGGAGTGCAAATAATGGAAATTTAGAAATAGTTAAATATTTAGTTGAACAAGGTGCTGATATCCATGCCAACAATGATGAAATATTAGAAACAAGTGCAAATAATGGATATTTAGATATTGTTAAATATTTAGTAGAACAAGGTTCTGATATTCATGCAGATGATAATTATGCATTAATATTAAGTGCTAGATATGGACACTTAGAAATAGTTAAATATTTAGTTGAACAAGGTGCAGATATCCATGCAGATGATAATTATGTATTAAGATTAAGTGCTGCAAATGGACACTTAGATATAGTTAAATATTTTATTGTTGATTGTAATATTACTATAAAAAAAGAAATATTAAAATTTTTACAAAAAAATAATTTAGTAGAAATTATTAATATAATTAATGCAAGAGATTTGAAGAATAAGTTATAAAAAGATTTTAACAATAATAAAATAATTGTTAAAAAAAGTAAAATATAAGTTGACAATTATTTTAAATTGATTTAATATTGTAATATAACAAGAGGAGAAATATAATGGAATATAGTTTAATAAATTTTAAAGCATTAGAAAAACAATATACAGAGATTGATTTAAGCCTTTATAAGTGTGAAGTAAAACAAATTGAGATGTTTAATTATTATGTAATTGATTTTGAGTATTCAGTAGGTCAAGAGTTTTTTATACAAGATCAATTTAAAGTTAAATGTACAGATAATATAAAAAAAGCTTTATTAAATAAAATATCACAAGTTAAAAGGGAGTATTTATAATGCAATTATTTGTAAATAGAGATAAATTAAATAGATTAGTTTTAATATGTATTGACGATAATTTAAATAGATGTACTGGTATAATATCTAAAAAAGTTGAGAGAAATATAAATTTAACAGTAGTATTTAAAATGTTAATCAGTGAAAAAAATATAAATAATATTTATATGGAAAAAATGGCTGGATTAGGTTTTAAAAATATAAAATATACTATTAATAATAAAGGCGAATAATATGGATACACAAGATTTTGAAAGTGTTGTTAATAATGCAATAAAAGAAATAATAGAAGAAATAACAAGCAAAGAAGTAATTAATATAAAAAATGCAGTTGAAGAATTAGATATTTTAGAATCTAAGATAAACGAAAGTATAAACTCATATCAAAATAATATTGATAAAATATTAGAATTACAAAAAAAATTACCAATTGAAGTTATTTATAGAGATTTTACGTTAGATGATCTTTTTGGTATAGATAAAAGACATATAAATTTTTTATTAAATTATTATGAAACTGAATGTGAGAAAGTAAAATAATATATAAAAACCTAATTAATTTTAGGTTTTTTACTTGACAATAAATTAAATTGATTTAATATTAATAATAACAGAGGAGAATTAAAATTGAATAATAAACATGAATTAAGACAATATCAAAAAGATGCAATAACAAACTTATCAGAGTCTTTTAAAAATGGTAACAAGCATGTAATATTACAAGTTGCAACTGGTGGAGGTAAAACAAGTATTGCTAGCTCTATAATTAAAAAAAATCATGATAAAAATCCAGATTTTAAAGCAATGTTTATATGTGATAGAATAGAATTAATTAACCAAACAAGTAAAAGATTTTTAGACGATGGTATTAATCATGGGGTTATCCAATCAGATCATCCATTGGAAGACCATCGTAAAAAAATACAAGTGTGTTCCATACAATCATTGGCAAGAAGAGAATATGCAAAACCTAATTTAATTTTTATTGATGAAGCTCATACTTTATATACAGAACATAAAAACATAATAGAAAGATGGCCAGATGTTCCTATTGTTGGATTAACTGCAACACCTTATACAAAAGGGTTAGGTAATTATTTTAAAAAATTAATAGTTGGAGCTAATACAAGACAATTAATTGATTTAGGGTTTTTAGTTAACCCAAGAGTATTTGCACCGTCAAAACCTGATTTAGAAAAAATTAAAATTGTAAAAGGTGATTATGATAATACAGAATTAGGTAATGTATCATCAGATCCAAAAATAATTGGAGATATAATAGAACATTGGTTAAAACTTGCATATAATAAGCCAACTATATGCTTTGCTGTTAATATAGCACATAGTAAAGCAATAAGAGAAGCATTTTGGGAGGCTAATATACATTGTGAGCATTTAGATGCATATACAGACGATATAGAAAGAAAAAACATTATTAAAAAATTTAAGAATGGAGAAATTAAAATATTGACTTCTGTTGATATTTTAAGTAAAGGTTTTGACTATCCAGGTGCAGAAGTTGCTATATTGGCAAGACCAACAAAATCATTAAGTCTTTATATACAGCAAGTGGGTAGAGTATTAAGAATATCACCAGAAACTGGAAAAAAAGATGCTTTAATATTAGATCATAGTGGTAATACAGAGGTTCATGGTTTCTGTGATGAAGAATTTACTGTTGAATTAGATACTACAACAAAAGGTAAAGCAAGTCAAACATATAAAAAAGTTAAAGAAGAAATTAATGCAGTATGTCCATCTTGTTTTTTTGTAAGAAAAACTTTTAAATGTGAAAATTGTGGTTTTGAGCATCAACCTAAAAATACAATTACAAATACTGATGGTTATTTAGTTGAAATTGTAAAAGATGAAAATAATAATAAAATAGGTAAATTAAGTGCAAAAGACTTCTTATCAATTGATAAAATAGATTTATACAGTCAATTGTTGCAAATGTGTGAATATAAAAAATGGAAAGCAGGAAGAGCATATTTTTTATATAAAGATATAGTTGGAGTATTCCCATCTAATGAAGTAAAATCAAAATCTATCAAAAAGAAAGTTACCGAAGAAGTATATAACATGGTTACTCACTTAAATATTAAAAATGCAAGAAGTAAATATAAAAAATAAAATTAAAAAGACTTGATTTATTAATAAAAGTATTATATAATTAAACTATATTAAAAAGGAATAAAAATGAGAAAATATATTATCGAGCAACCTGATGCTAATTACATAATTGATAAATTAGGATCTAATAATAAAATAGCTGCTAAAATTGGAGTATCTGCTGCAGCAATTTCTTATTGGAGAGAAAATGGTATTCCTGAATTAAGATTAATACAATTAAAAGTATTGTTTCCAGAGGAATTAAAAGGGATATAATATGCCAATTTATGTTTATGTATGTAGTAAATGTAAAGAAGAATTAGAGGTTCTTCAATCTATAAAAGATGAACCTCTAAAATTATGCCATAAATGTAATATGAATACATTAGATAAAAAGGTAACTAATGCTTCCTTTAGTTTTAAAGGAACGGGTTATTATTGTACAGATTTTAAAAATAAAAAATAATCAGTATATAGGAAAGTTTGGTTAATCCGCTTTGTTTGGAACGAAGAGATCGTAAGTTCGAATCTTACTATACTGACTAATATTATTTTTCTAATCTATTTAATCTATTTGATAAATCGCTAATCTTAAAATTCATTAATTCTATATCTTTTGCTGCATCAATCTTGCTATAACTTTCTTGTTTTATATCTGACAATTGTGTTACTAAATTATCTAATTTATTTGTTAATGTTGCGGCCCACCAAATACCACCTGCTGTTTGTATTAGTATTGCAAAAATTAACATAATAGGTATTTCTTTACCAATATGCCAGTGTTCTCTTTGTACTTTTTTTGGTTCCGATTCAGTTACTATATCAATATGCTCACTCATCACTAAATACCTATATTATTATTATTATTTTAATTATAGTAAAAATATAAATATTAGTCAATATTTTTATGCAGATGTTATTGTTTCCCAAGCAGTTGCACCACCAATTCTTAATTTATTTAATGTTGTATCAAAATACATTGCACCAATCCTATATGCAGGAGCTGTTGCTGTTGTAAATTGTGGTATATCTACTAAATCACCAGTAAATGTCGCACCTTTATTTGCTTGTAAATGCCCAGCAAATCCACCAGAACCAGCTAAAAAGTTATTTCTTGCATATGGATAAAAACCACAATAAACAAAATTATTATCTTTACTAATTAATAAATATTGAGAGAATCCAGCACCTAATACTAATGGTGTTAATATTTCTAATGTCCCAAAATTTTGATCTATTTTACATATATTGATTGATCCAGAGCTTGTATAGTCTTTAAAGTATAAAAATTTACCAGTATTATCTATTGTTAAACTACTCATACTTGAATAAGTTCCAATATCAGAACCTATTTTTGTAATATTTCCATTTGTTTTATTTATTGAAAATATTGAAATCCCATTTGTTCCAGCAGCATTACTAACATATAAAAATCTACCAGTTGGTTCTACTATTAGTTCATATGGAAATGAAAGTGTTGAAGCTGTTGTTTGTATTAATGTTAAAAAACCAGTTGTTTGATTTATTGAATAAACAAGTATATTACTTATATTTAAACCCAAACTATTTGTTAAATATAAATAACTACCAGTTGGATCAATAGTCATATAAGATAAGGAAGATCCACCAGGAGTAATATCAGTACCTGACGATGTTAATTCACCTGTTGTTTGATCTATTGAAAACATAGAAATAGTTGAGTTACTTGTATTTATAGCATATAAAAATCTACCAAATGGATCAATAGTTAATGACTTTGCATATGAACTTATTAATGTATCTGAACTAATGCTTGTTAAAGAACCAGATGTATTTATTGTATATTTTATTATATGAGAATTTGGATTTAATTGATTTAGTTGATATAAAAATCTACCAAATGGATCAGTTACTACCTCAGTTGCAGAAGCACCATTATTATATTTAAAAGTTAATAACCCATTTGTTTTATTAATTGAATATGTTTTTAAATTTCCACTATAATTCATAAAAACATAATTATTAGTTAATGCAAATGAACCATAACCTGAATATAAAGGTATTCCATTTTGTGTTAATTGTCCATCATAAATATTTGTATCTTTTGTTGGAGCTAAAACTGGATATGATGATTGTAAAAAAGTTGAACCTCCACCACCAGATGCACTAATTACACCAGCACCATTAATAGTTACTGTTGTTCCATCAACTTTAACACCACCTAATACTGTTGTTGATGCTGTTGGTAAAACATAACCACCTTTTGAAAAAAATGACCTATAATCTATATACGAAATAACAGATGCTGAACCTGTTATAATAGAATATAAGTTTGTATATCCAACACCTAAAAATCCAGTTGTATTTACATGTAATGTTAATGCTGTATTATCTAAATAAATATAATTTGTTGCTGATGGAGTTAATGTAATAGTTCCATTAGGAAAATTAGTAACAATTCCTGCTTCATTTATATTTCCACCATAATAACCCCATGTTAAAGATGAAGTAGTTGAAGAACGACGACCAAATAATGAAGCAGGTGACGATGCATCAAATAAAGCATTTGCTGTTATTTCTTTTTGTGCTTGGCTTGAACTTATTAAATCTAAATTTGTTGTGCTATTTGCCATTATAATAATCCTTTTTAATTATTATATATTATTTTAATAATTAAATCAATAAATTATTTGAATCTACTATTGCTATATTCTGAGTTGATATATTATATTTTCATTTATATTATTCCATTACCAGCATAACCACGACCTATTATTGAACTTATTTGATATACATTTAAATGTAAAATTGATTGATTAGAACCAAAATCAGTAACTTGATCTGCTGTTGTATATTCATAAGTTGGAGTTGTTAAACCATTTATTGTTCTTACAATAGTTGTACCATTCATTATATCTATGGAATATAACTCTGTTGTTTCACCTAATGATACATCAGTGTAGCTATTCCATGATCCATTTATTCTTGTTCTTCTTGTCCAATTTATAGTAATATTACCAGCTGAATCACGACCACCACCTATTTGAACTGGTGAATATGGTTTTTGTGCTACTCCAGTATTTGTAAAGTTATAAATAGTTGAGTCATTTAATAACATTCCAAAACTTACTCCTGTATACTCTCTTGGTAAATTATATTCAGAAGATGGGCTATTTTCAATATATGTTGTTTTGTTTGTTAAAAGAATAAATCTTTCACCAATAGCATGACTTATCATAGCCCATTCTGTACCAAATTTACCTCTTAATAAACCTGTTAATTTATATGTATTTGTTGCTATTAATGTTGCATTTTTAAATTGTATTATCTCGCTTCCTATTAAACAAACATTTGAACCATTTAAAACTGAAATTTCAGTAACAGAAGATAATATGTTATTAGTTTTTACAATTACATCATTAATTTCATCAAAAATATTTCCAGAAGTAAAATTATTTAATACTGTTGTAGTATTTCCTAATGTTGCTTGATTATTTATTGGAGTGCTAAATTTATTAAATGAACCACCACCATCTATTGATTTATAAATTTGGCAACCATTCCATCCAGGTAGATAACCAGAAGCTGATATATAAAAACCAACTTGATCATCTTGATCTCTTAAAATAGGTATATCTAATAACTGTAAATTAGTTGGTGTTTTAGTGCTAATTGTTGCATCTGTAGTAGGTATAGAAGAACCAGTAGAATTTTGTAAATATATAGTAGAGTCTTCTTCTACTGCCGAGTAAGTTATTATATTTCCTTGATAATCTTGATCTACTAATCTAATATTATAAGTTATATTATTTTTAGTTACATTTATTATATCAGTAGGATCTAAATATAAATACTTATTAGATAATGTAAATTTAAATGTTGTTCTTGATTGCCAGTAATTATATAAAGTAATATCTGAAATTGATTTTGCTTTATTAGAAGTTAATGCAATTGGTAACTGTATTGATGAAGTATTTAAAGTTTTAGCAATTAATCTTCTGCTATATTGAGAACCAGTTTGATAATCAGCATTTAAATCCATATATGCAACTGTTATTTCTTCTGGTAAATCTAATTGTTGCATTCTATTTATGAATAATTGGTCTGGTAAATTAGAACCATAATTACAAGCTGATAAATCATCTTCTGTTATTGATAATATTGAGTTATTTCCTCTTTTTATAAATTTTATTTTATTATCAGACTCAATTGCATCAAAAAAATATGCTGACATTAAACCCTCTATTGCAGCTCTTGCCGTCATTTTATTTGCTAGTAAATATCCGCTTACTTTTTCATTTGATAGGCTTGTGACATCAATATCAGACGGAGATAATCCAGAATTTAAACAAATTTTAGATACAACTTGATCTAATGATAAATCTGTATTTGATATATATTGAGTTATAGCTTGAATAAAAATATTTGAATTATAAGGATATGATGGATTGCCATATTCACCATTTGAATAATTACTTGTAAAAAACATTCCATTTTTATAAAAAAATCCTTGTGCATTTTGACTTGAAAAAACACACACATTCTGTAATGGATCATTGGTTGTTTTTAATTGATTTACATAAGTAATAAAAATAGGTGTTCCATTAGTAAAATCATAAATCATAGGTGTTGTTTTATAATAACTAGAAATAGAAGCTGGATTTGATTTTACATAAAAACCGTATAATTTATGATTACTACATGTAATACTTAAAAAAGAATCAGTTGTAGGAGTTGTATATACAGTTGATATAAAATTTAAATCTAAATCATATTTAGTTAAAATTCCATTAATATCTAATGTATATATAAAATCATCTAATATATCCATTGATATTATTTGATTTGTTACATTTATTGTTATAGGTGAATAAAATGATTGACCAGAACATTTTAATGATGTTAATCTATGAGTGTGAGTTGATGTTATTGAATTATAATAATCTGTAGCTATAAATAAATTATTACTATTTTTAACTGAACACTCATAAAAACCTAGTAAATTACCAATAGTATTATCTAATGGAGGTAATAAATTAGTAATATCAACTATTGACATATCATTAAATATTACATAAAATGAATATATAAAACTAGAGGAAGCTCCAAAAGCAATAATAGATCCATCGTTTGTTTTACATTTTTTATAACTATTTAATAAATAAATATTATTACTTGGATCTAACCTTATCATTTGTTGATTAGATAACTGATCTGTTCCATTAGGAAAAATATTATATAAAGCAATATGACGTATATTATTAATAAAATCATCTTGAGTTAAATAACCCTGTATAAAAACTTGTTGTTTAGTAGTATTTATTGTTCCAAAATCATAACCAATAATACTATAAAATTCAGAAAATAATCCCGAATCATTTGGTATATTTAATGGTAATGGTATATTATAAAATGAATTAGTGTTATATGTATCAGCTCCGTTATTTACAATCTCAAATTCTAAATTAGGTGTTCTATTTCCATAATTTGCTAATTGTAAATTATTAAATACTATATATGCTGTTCCTCTATATGCAGATGTTTTATTAACTCCTGCATATGATTGAATTAATGCATCTGGCATTTGAGATTCAGTACCAAGATAAATAGTTATTCCATTTGCTATTTGAATTGAAGCCAATCCAGTAACAACATCCGTTGTTCCAACATTATATATTAATTTACCATTAGCCCAAATTTTACGAATACCTGTAATTGGACCCTCACAAATAGCAACTGCAAAAGATTGAGAATATGTATATGTTACTGTTTCTTGAATTGGTGCACCTTTATTTCCTTGTTCTTGTGTTTGACTATTTGCTTTTTCAATTATAGGTGTAGACCATATAATATTACCAGATAATCTAATCGTAGAATAAACAGTTGGCAAAGTTGTACCATATGTTGATGTGATTACTTTTAAATCACCTAGTTTTGGCCCATATTGTGTTGGTAATTTTTGAGGATCAACTAATGAGCCGACAGCAGATCCAATAGCCCATCCCATTTGTGCTCCTGTTGGTCCTCCATATATACCACCAATTACTGCTCCAACTGCTCCTAATACCATTGATGCCATTATTTAATCCTTTAAATTTTTAAATCTAAAACAAGCAACTAATCTACGCTCCCATATTTTATCAAAGTCATGCTCTACAACTTTATTTACTTGTTGATAAGCATGTATGATTTTAATATTAGGTTTAACTTCTGATACAAAAGCGATATGTTGAGGTTCTGATGTAAATTTAAATATCATCATATCTCCTTGTTGTAAATCTTCAAAATCAATTTTTATTAATTGATTAATTACTGTTTTTTCAAATAATCCTTGACTAGGTATATTTGAATAACCCTTAATATCATAAACATCTATATTTAAATCTTTTGCAGTACATATAATTAAACCTGCACAATCAACACCTACTCCTTTTAATCTACCCTGATGATGAAAAGGAGTGTTTATGTATTCTCTTGCTTTATTTATTATATCTATATTATTCATTATTGTCCACTCATCAATTTATCATTTCCTGGTACTAAATTAAAACCACGAAAATTTATTATATTATTATATCTATTATTACAAGTTGAATCAACTTTATCACATCCTGCTTTTATAATATAAGTATCTCCATTTTGTATATTATATGGCATTTGTTGAGCTAAAAAAACATATCCAGGATAATAATTTTTTATCTCCATTTCTAATTTATCATTTAATCCAGATGTCCAAGTTATTAATCCACCTTGGAAATATTCACTTATTACTGATAATGTAATTACACCACCACCAATATATGTTCCACCACCTGTATCCCAAGTTGAGCCTGAAAAAGTAGCAACAAAACCATTTGAATAAGAAGTATTTTTATATTCTACTGGTGAAGTTCCTGGTATTATATCTAAAAATAAAGATGAATCTATTGATACAGAAAAATTATTTAAATCTATATAACCAACATTAGCTGTATGTCCATTTAAATAATTCATTGAACCAGATATACCAGAAAATGTAATTTCTGTTCCTGCTGTAAAACCATGACTATTACATTGAATATATGTTGTACTTCCAGCAGCAATATTTTGTATTGATTTTTGCACTGTTGAAGTAGTTTGAGTTAAAGATCCATCAACCCAAGAATGATTGTTAATTACAGCAGTTACTGAGCCATTAAATGTATATGGTGTCATATTTACACCACATTTAGAATCTCCTAAATTAGCAGTGCATGATGGAGTAAATAAACGACCTATAAATTGTTGTAAATACTGTGTCATACCTCTTAACTCTGCTGTAAATTGAGATCTACCAGTTTTAACTTCACCAATAGTTCCTCTTCTCATTATTAAAGAACCCATTGTTAAATCTTCATAATTAACTATAAAGATTTCAATTTTAGCTAAATCCCATAATCCTGCTTTTATGTCTAATTCTGTTAAAAATGGACTATCTATCACATCAACATAAGAAATAGGAATACCACCTAAATTTGCTGATACTTCTAAATTATCAACATCTAGTTTTGAAGTTGTTTTTATATTACTAGAATTTTGACCAGTTGATGCATAATAAACTATATCGTTAATTATTAAATCATGTGAGCAATCAGTAAAACCAAAAATTAGATTATCTAAACGGGTTACTTTCCAACATGTTGCTAATGTTGTGCTGTCTTGCTGTAAATGTTCTTTTAATTGACTTGATATTGTTTTCATATTTATGTTCTTATCTCTACAATTTTTATATTACTTAATTGAATTAAACCACCTGTTGTTACTTCATACTTTAAATTATCCATATCAAAACGAGCAGCTATATCAAATTCACCCTCACATGTTAAAGTATCTGTTAATTGAGGATATTTAGCAACTTGACCTGTTGTTATAGAAGCTAAATTAGTTGCTAATATTGAAAATGTAGTTGTTGACAATATAGAATTTACAACACATACTGTTTTTTCCAATGTATTTCCAGTATTTAATGAAGATAAATAAATAATTTCACCACCAATAAAAGAATGTGGTAATGTTGTTGTTACTTCTGGATTAATTCCAATAGTAATACTAGCAATATTATAAAGTAAATCAGGAACAAATGTAACTATTCCATTTGTATAGTCTATTGATATATTAGATGGTAAAATACCAATAGGAATTAATGTTGCATTTCTATATACTTTAATTGTTCCAACAACTGGTTTTTTAATTGATTTTTTATCATACATTGTACCAGTTGTATATGTTTTATATAATTGGTAAGTTGGAAAACCAGTACCTATACCACTATCTAATGTGCCATTTAATACTGTTATTTTATAATCTTGGAAATCTTTAAATCTAAAACCAAAAGCACGACCTTTCATTGACCTAAAAAAAGCAATGGTATCAGATATTGCATATTGAGAAGTTTGTGTCTGTAATCCTGATGTTATATCATAAGTTGCTCTTGATTGATTCCAGTTTTGATTACGTTGCTCAAAACCAGAATTTAACTGTATAACAGTAGTATTGTAGTCTGCACCACCAGAAGCCCAATAAGCCATCTCATCTGGAAATCTTGGTGACTCAATAAAAGTTGACATATTTTTAATTCCTTATTTTTATTATTATAACGATATTTAAAAAATAAATCAAATTTATTAAAATAATAGTTGACAATAATTTAAAGTAGTTTAATATATATATATAAACAACAAAGGAGAATTAAAATGATTGCAATTACATTAATAATGGATGTTTTATTTATTTATTCAGTGATATATTTAAAGAGAGTTTTTGTAAGAGATAATAGTAAAGTTATATTTTGATTGATGAAAATTTTAAACAATTATTAATTAAAATAGAAAAACATAAATGGAATACTTCTACAATTAAAATAAGAGAGAACAATATGCAAAATATATTAGATAAAGAAATAAATAAAAAAGATATTGAAATTAAAAAAATAAATAGAGATATTAAAATTATAAATGATAAAATAAATATTTTTGAAGAATTTATTAAAAATAAAAAATTAGAAGATGAATTTCAACTATATTATTTAAATAAGTTAGCTGATAAAATTTTTAATAAAGTGAGTAAATAACATGAATAATAAACCAGATTCACATTACGATAATCAATTTAATATAGTAAAAAAAGAAAACAATAAAATTAATTATTTAATTAAAAATACTAACTATGAATTAAAGATATTATTAGTTTATATTTTTATGTTTGTAATAATATCTTTAATTACAGGAGTATAACAATGAGAATATTATTAGTAAATACTATTACTGCATTAATTCTAATTTATGTTATCCATTTCTTTTCATAGCTCTTTGTAATTCAGCTCCTGCCATTGTGGCCATTTGTGATTGAGTTCTTAAATCAGGAGCTTGATTCATTATAAAATTAATGCTAGAATGAACACTTCCTGATTGTTGATATTTTGGATTATTATATTTAGCAGGTACAATAGCTTCACCTTTATGTATTTTTGCTATTTGGTCATTAGGTACATAATTAGTACCAACATCAAATGATGCTAAGCTACCAATCCATGATGCTGCACTACTAACCATACTACCCATACCTCCACCTGAACCACCACCAGAGCTACTAAACATTGAACCTAATGAGCTAAATATAGAACTAAATGAGTCACCCAATCCACTAAAAAACTTACTAAACATACTACTTATAGAATCAAACATTGGAGATAATTTTGATATAATAGAAGTAGATAAATCAGCACCACCAGTTGCAGGTGTATCTGTACTTGATTTGCTTGATTTACCATTAATTAAATCACTAAAAAACCCACCAATTCCAGCACCAGAACCAGTTTTACCATCAACAGTTCCAAATAATCTTTCTGCTAGCTTTTGAGCAACCATTTTATTAAGCATTGCTGTAACACTACTAATCATTTCTTTAATACTATCTTTAAATGATTTTTTACCAGATTCTAAATCTTCAATAATAGTAGCAAAACTATTTTTAAATCCATCAGTAATTGTTTGTGCATCTTTGTTTGCTTCAACAGCTATACTATTATAAATCTCACCCATCTTTACAGCATGTTCTCTTGATGCAGCTAAAATCTCATCATTTATTTTTAATTCTTCTTTTTCATTACCTTTCTCTAATGCAAGTTTACTATTTAAAGTATCTTTTAAAGCAGTATATTTTGCTTCTTCTGTCTTTAAATCCATTTGTAAAGATTCTTCATTACTTATTTTATGTAATGATAATAACCTTTCTTGATTTAATTTTTCTAATGAATATTTTAAATCTAAATCAGCTTGTTTGTTTTTTGCTTGTGATAATGCAATATTATCACTACGAGCGTCTTTTTCATTGTTTAATGCTCTTGTATTAGCTTTAATTGCATCAGTTTCTTGTAATTTAAGTAAATTAATTTGACCCTGTAAAGTAGCAACCTCAGCCATGTTTTTTGTTTTTTCAGCAGTAGTATCATATTTTTTACTTTGAGCAAAAGCTTTTTCTTTCTCTTTAATTTTAATTTGAGCTTCAAAATCTGCTGTTGTAATTTTTGCTTTTTCAGCATAATACTCTTCTAATGTTATTTTATTATGTTTAAATAAGTCATCATTTACTTCCTGTTCTTGTTTAGCATTTTCTCTTTGTAAAGATAAATCACTCTCCATTTGAGCTTTTTGTAAAGCAAAATCAGCATCTGCTTGTGGTGATACTTTACCAGCTTTACCAGTTGTTTTATTTGGATGTTTAGGAATTATTAAATCAGAAGAAGATTTCTTCTTTTTATAATCATCAGTTTTTTTTATTAATTCATCAATTGCTTTTTTATAATCAGCGTTTACTTTTTCACCTGCTTTTTTTATATCATCAGCACCCTCTAATGCTGCCTCTTTTGTTTTTGTCCATTGTTCTAATGGTTTTCCTGATGCAGCTAAATTAATACCTCTTTGTTTTGCTTCTTCGTTTGCTTGTGCTCTATCCTCTAAACTTTTACCTAATGAATTTTTACCAAAAACCTGAACTGTACTAGCTAATGCTTTATCACTTACAGCTGCAACTTTATTAGTTAATGCAATTGTTCCACCAATAACAACTTTTAATGCATTAACAATATCATCAACTATATCTCTAATAGCAGAAAAAACAATTTTTAGTGCAGCAACAAAACCAGTAAAAATTTGCATTGCTGTACCCATTTTACTTATTTTGTCTTTTCCTTGGTCTATTCCACCATTTACATCATTTAATATAGCATGTGCTAGATCAAGTACTATTACAATAATATCGCCAATTAAGCCAAAAACCTGACCTAAAAATCCTTTTGTTTCATTCCATAATGCAATCATACCATTTATAAAAGATTGGTCGCTATCTAGGTATTCTCCCATTTTTATAACCCAAGAGATAACAGATTTTACACCATTAACTATCTCATCTCCTAATAATTTACCAATAGTATTTAATAATGCTACAATAGGTCTAAATGAGTCAGTAAATTCACCAGTATCGATATTATATACAGATTTTAATAATTCCTTTAATTTTAATAGTGATCCATTTAGACCGTTTGATATTTCATACTCGAACATTTGAAAAACGTCATGTAAGGCATTAAACATACCTGCTAGCCCGTTTGCTTGTGCTTCACCAGATAAAGCAAATGCTTTAAATTGTTTCTCTAAAAATTCATAAGCTTTACCAGTTTTTATTGCAGTTAAATATTCTTCATGTAAAGCACTACCATGACCTAAACCTAATGCACTTGATAATGTATTTGCTCTACCAATCAATACATCTTTATAATCTCGCATTAATTGATCTTGACCCATTCCCAAAGATTTACCAACAACAGATGCATATCCAGCCATTGTCCTTGCTTGATCTAAATTCATACCAGCACCAGCAGATGGAGCAATTGCCATTTTAAATGTTTCTGCTAATTCTTTTGTTGTTAAACCTAATCTTATAGCATCTCTTTGTAATTTTTTAACTTGTTCGCTTGATATTTCAACAGATTTATTAAAAGCATCTTGTCCCTCTAATATTTTACCATTAGCATCTTTTATTGTATACATATCAGATACAAGACCAGCTATACCATTTTTAGTGGTATCTATATCCATTCTTAACTCTAATGAATTTTTAAATAATTCAAATATACCCTCTCCTATTTTTTCTATTGCTTTTAATCCAACTTCTAATGCAACTAATTCTAATGCTGCATCTTTAATGGCGTGTTTCATTCCACTAAAAGAATCATGACTTACAGTGCTAATTGCTCTTGTATGAGAACTTACAGCAGATAGATGTGATGTCATACCTGATAATGAGCTTGATACACTACTTGCACCAGAAGAAGTTGTAGTTGATAATCTCGCTATATCTGCTCTCATACTATCAATAGCAGTTTTAAATGATACTGATACTTGTGCAGATATATTAGCAATTTTTTTAATTTCTGCTATTGCTTGACTTGCATCAGCTATAATACTAATTTTTATATCTTCGTTTGACATTATATCATTCTTACCTTTATTTTTTTATTTTTATTTACATCATGAGGTATATCTTTTAATAATTCGTGAATGCTTTCTTGTGTATTTTCTATTTTTTTCTTCTTTTTATTTTCAAATCCCATAAATCCTTTAACTAAAAGATGTAAAGGTGGATTATCAGCAAAATATTCATTCATAGAGATAAGACGGGGTATATCCATACATTCCTCAATATACTCCCATGTCCATCCAGTGCAAACGATTAAATGAGAGTATATTTCACCCCAATTTATTTTTTTGCTTCTGCTGTACCAACCTCATCTTTATTAACATTTGTCATTCCAGAAGTTGACATAATATTTACAAAAATTGTTTGAATATTTGATACATCAATTAAATCAGCAACATCATCTCTTGTTATATCTGGATAATTTCTTTTTAATGAAGCATGAGCTATATCAATAATTGCTGATATTTGGTTTGTTTGAGAATCGCTAGAAGTTACAGCATCAATTTTATCTTGTAATCTTTCAACAGCACCTAATGATAATGATGGGAATACATAACGAGTACCACCTAATTCAATTTCAAAACCTTTATATTTTGTCATTTCTTTTTTTCCTTGTAAAGTAAAGTTTATAATATATTATAAAGCATTAATAATAAAAATCAAATAAAAAGACATAATAATTTATGTCTTTTTATTTTTTACTTATTTATTTTAATTATTATTCAGTTGTAGCCCATGACATAACATTACCAGCTGAATCAGCGAAAGCACTAAAATCTAATTCAGGCATCATAAAGTCATCTAATTTTGTTGATATTGATAATTTATTTGATATACATTTGTTTAATGTAAGAACCAAAGATTTACCATCATAAGGCATATATAATTCAGTTGAAAATGATGGAGAATAACCCATTGGTATATTTTTTACAGTATTTTTAACAGCAGTTGTAGAAGTAGCTGTATAAGAATAGTTAATATAAACAACTAATAATGTATCAGCAGCAGCAAAAGTATAAATACCAGCATTAGATACTGAATATTGACCAGTTGTTGGAGCAGATGCAACTTTTGTTAAAGGTAAACCGGTCGCTTGATATACAACACCTAAATCTGTTTGAAAAGTTCCAGATGATGGTGGTGTTACAGTAATTTGGTATGGAGTTGCAGGAATAGCAGCACCAACAGTATCATAAACAACTGAATTTATACCACTTGTTTGACCTTGACCAAAAAACAAACTATTAAATATAGCACCTTTAATAGTTCCCATAGATGCTTTACAATCAATTTTTCCCTTACCACGACCGACATATTTAGCAAATTGACTATCAGATCCATGTAATTCTTTTGTTTCAAAAGATATATCTACTGATACATTTTGCAATATACCAATCATAATAGGTGTTGCATTAGCTACTGCTGCACCTGTTGAATCTTGTAATTGTGTTCCCCACATTATTCCTGCTCCAAAGACTGCTTGACTCATAATTTTATTCCTTTTTAAAGTTAGTTTTTGTTAATTTTATGCTACTGTTATTTCTAATGGTATTATTGCTATTGCTATTGGACCTAATGCACCACCATCATTCTCTACTGTACCGTTTACTTTTACTGTATGAACTAATCCACCTAATGTTTGTTTTCCTTGCTGTAAATTTTTTGAATCAAATAAATGTATAATATTATCTACAATAGGATTTAAAATACTATAAGGTACAACATTTGGATCACTTCCAGCATTTATATATACATAAACTTCTGCATGTAAAGTCCATATATTAGGCATACCAGTTTTTACAGTAGATGTTTCTTTTCCTTGCATTAAGAACATAGCTGGCATATTACCATTACCCATGTCATCCCAATGCCTTAATCTTCTTGATGTATAATTCAAATTAGGTACTGTTTTCAATAATGTAAATAAAGTACTATATATTAATTCTCTATTCATAAATCTACCTTTACAACTGCACCTTTTATTTTATTTAAAATCTCACTCTTCATATCAGCTAAAGAGCTACGCATAAAACTTCTTTCTGGCATATTTACTCTTCTTATATGAGATTTTACATCTACTGTTTTTGGAGTTATACTTTTTCCAAAAGCTTGGCTTATTTTTCTTGTAAAACCATTTACATTAACTGAACCTTTAGAACCATATTCATGTATTCTTGCATAAACAACATTTGTACTTACTATTCCTATAACTTGATTAGAATTTGAAGAAACATTATATTTTATACTATTTCTTAATCTACCAGTTCTTACATTTAGTACTGTTCCTGTTAGTTTATCAGTTCTTATGTGATTTGTCAACTTTATTGATAGTTTTGTAATTTCTTCTGTTAATGCTTTTCTTATATTAACTTCATAATTATTTATTTTATTTTGTAAAACACTATCATCAAATCTAACATATATCATAATAATATCCTTTTAAAAAGATATAACTTTTTTATAATTTTTTAATGTTACCTTTATAAATGCAGGTATATCAGAAGTTATAAAAGCAACAGTTTCACCAGCAACAACTTTACTTGATTGTTCTATATGTTCTATTTGTTTATATTTTGTTGCTATTAATTCTAAACATGCTTGCTCTATTTCAGGAGGAATTATTGAATAACCCGCTTGATAAGTTATTACACAATTTAAACGACCTCTTGCAAAAACATATCCCTGTAATGCTATTTGCTCATCATCATTAATATAACCAGCCGTATTTGTGTTTTGAGATAATGGTATAGATAAATCATTTACAACAACACTAGTAATTGAAGTTATAGGATAATCTCCACAAATATGAAACTGATTTCCTGTACCACTAAATTTTTCAGTATATGTCTGAATTGATAATTCTTTATTTAACCATGTTTGTATAAATTCACTACATGCAGTAACTAAACGAGTAATAAGAGCATCATCAGTTGTTCCAGTTATTCTTAAAAATTGTTTAGCATTTGATAATGTAGTTAAATCAGCCATTATTTTTTACCTTTTACTTTTTCTACAAATACTTCAAAACCATGTGTTAAAGCAGTTTCTAAATGTACTAATTCTACTTCAATACAATTTTCTTCATTAACTATATATTCTTTTCCTGCTATAACTATTTTTAATAAGCTATCGCTTAATGCTTTTAATTTTATCATATAAAATCCTTTTTAATTATTATACATTATTTATATAAAAAAGCAAGTATAAAATAAAAAACCCTTTTTTAAGAGGGCTTTTATTTTTAATTACTATTAAGCAGCAATATTATAAATCAAACCAAAAGCTGGTGGGAAGTAATTTTTTAATACGCCATCAAAATAAACACCATACTCATATTTACGAGTTCTTAATGGCCATTCCATTTGATAGTAATCACGTCTTAATGATTTTTCTAAAAGAACACCAGTATTACTTAATGGATAAGGTACTGATTGACTATAAAACATAATAGTACCAGGAGCAGCATTTGGATGAACTTCAATTTTAATCAAATCACCAGTTATTTTATTTAAATATGATCTAACACTTGTCCCTGCTTGTAAAGAGCTAGAACCATTGAAATCACCAGCAAATCTAACTAATGGAGCACCATTGTTTGCAATAACTAATTTTGTAATTAATGTTAATACAGAAGCACTTACATAAATTGTATCTGGACTTAAACGATAATTTTGATAGAAAGAAATTAATGCATCTTCAATTTCTTGAACTCCACCAGCACCATCACTTGTTAAAGTTGTACCAACACCTGCTGTACCTGTTGCTAATGCTTTAACATAAGAACCTGAACCAGGTTTTAATATTTGAGTCATTATACCGTCATAAACAGTTGAGTCAATTGAGTTATCATTAGTAAATAAAGAAGCATTAACAGTTGAAGCTGATACATTATTAATTGTAACAGAGTTAATTGAAGTAACAGCCGTTAAAACTTCTGAACCAGCAACACCGAAGAACCAAGCATAACCAATTGCACCAGCAACAGCTGTAACACTTGCTGTAACAGAGTTTGTAGAAGTAGCACCAGTTGTAATTGAAGTAGCTACCGATTTTCTAGCAACACCACCTGCTTTTGTATAAGAAGTACCAGAACCTTGGTCTACCACTGTATAAGTTGGTACCAAAGTAGCACTTGCTTGAATAAATGATTGATTAACAGTACCGTTATTTAATCCAGCAACTTGTTCATAACCTTTTTTAGATAAAGCAACGCAGATTACATTATAAGTAATAGCAGTAGGTAAAAGTCCACCAGTAGTAGAAGTAGCAACAGTTGGAGTAGGAGTTGTTCCTAATGCCAAAGTAGCATTACCAGCCAAGTCTAATTGTTCTTCTTGAATCATGGTAGCTTGTAAAAGATTTTTAACAGCAAGAGCTTTAACATCATCAAATCCTTTTGCAGCGAAATCAGCTTCAAATGTTACTGAGTTTTCTAATCCCATAAAGGCAAATTTAGCTAAATAATCAGCAGTTGTTTGAGCCATAACAGCACCACGAGCACCTTCAGCAACACCGATACCCATACCATTTGTATTAATACCTGTTATTGCTCTCCAGTTTGCTTGGATACCCATTCCACCAACATTACGACTAATACGATTACGTAAAGGAGTCATAACTGGAAATAATAATTTTGCTCCAATTTCTAAATCGTAGTATGTAATACCAGAAATAGCAGATCCTGATTGTGTAAATGATTTAGACAATTCATCAGCAATTGGATTACTTTGAGCTGTTTTTAATGCATCAAGAGTTTTTTGTGTTTCATTCATTTTTTATTTCCTTTTTATAAAATTAAATTTTTAGTAGTTTTTTCTTATTTTTTGAGATTTCTTTATTGCTGTTGCAACTTCATCTATTTCATTTGAACCAGATTTATATATTACATCTTCAAATTCATTAGTAATACCTAATTCTTCATTTTTTGATATAGACATTAAAGAAGCTTTTGCAGGTTTAGGCATGTTTTCTAATTCATTTACTCTTTTTGCTAAATCTTCATTAATTTTTATTGTTTTTTGTAACTCTTCATTTAAAACTTCAAATTTGTTTAAATCTTCATTTACTTTTGATTTAACAACTTCTAAACCATAACCTTTTAACAAATTAATTATTTCTTCTGATTTATTTAAGTCTGTATTTTTTTCTGAATATGCAACACTATCATCTTCATTATCAATATTAACATAATCATTTGAACTTGTCAACTCATCAGTTTCTTCTTTTGCAGAAGCTACTAATATATTACTTAATGTTTTAATTACTTCAATTAAATCAGATGGAAGTGTTGAGTTATCTTTTTCGTATTTTTCTTCATTTTCCATACATTCTTGCAAATATGCTAATTCTTGAACAATTGAAGCAAGCCAAGCTACATCTGATAAACCTTTTTTAATATCTGTATTATCTTCTGCTTTAATAACTTCTTCAACAACAACTTCTGCTTTAACAACTTCTTTATTATCCATTATTTGTTCCTTTTCTTCATTATCTAATATATTAATATCTTTGTCAATAGTTTCAGCTTTAAACATTGTAAAAATGGCTTCTGGATTAGCAGGACGATCAACTAATGATATTTCTACTAATTTAATTTGTTTTATAACTGATTTATTTAAATTATCTCTTTCTAAAACTTTACCACCAATACTAAAACCTTTATATGTTCCTGTTTGAACTTTTAATACAGCAATTGGATCTACTATATGAGCACCAAACCAAGTTTTACCATCTTCACCAACTGATGCTTCAATTGCTGTACCTGCTGCATTATTACCATGCATTTCACGGACAGCACCAAATTTCATATAATCAGGTAAAGCATTTTTTAAAGCATCAGATGTTATAGTTTCCCCATCAGAGTCAATAGAGTTAGAGCTAGCATAACCCCATACTTTAATTGTACCATCATCTTGTTGTTCTGTTTTATTAATCTCACCGTAAATTTGTTTCATTTTCATTTTTTAACCCTTTTAGTTTGTTTTATAGTTATTTGTACTTCTTTTAATTCATCTATATTTGTATACCCTAGAGCTTAAAGACAAAGCAATCCTATAAGATTTTTCGCTTTATCTTTTAACAATCAAAATATATTTATTAAAATATACCCTGTCGCAATTGACTTTATTACAGACTTTATGCAATATAAAAGCTTGGCTAAATTCACAATATCTTTTAATTACACCCTAGACCGGCTCTATAATTCGCACACCGTTGCATCTGTCCACATTCTTATGCATTACAAGTTATGTTCGTTTGGCGTTATCCTCTGTATTCCATAACCATTTACTACTCTTCTTAATAGATTATATGGTTATATTTTAAAAAAGTCAATATTTATTTTAAATATATTTAATTTATTTCTTTTCTTCATTTAAAATAAAATCTTTTTTTGCTTTATTTTGATTAACACATAAAGCATATATTTTTTTATTTTCTATAATAACATTTATAAATTCAGCAGGAGTTCCAACTTTTGGTTTAATATATTCTTGGCAATCTTCCATAATTTCATTTGGAGCAATTAAAGTAGCTGTATTTACAACTTTTGGCATATTTGCACAACTAGATAATAAAAGTGTTAATAATAGGCTAATTTTAATCATTTTATAGCATCCAATGAGTCGTTTAATGTTTTTAAATCAGTATTATTAATAGAGCAATCTTTACTATTTAATTGAGGATTGTCATGTATTAATTTATTAACTATTACAACCCTATCTTTATAAACTGTTTCAATCTGTTTCTCTGCTTTAACTACTTCAATTGCTTTTTGTTGAATTAAACCTTGTTTTAATGCTTGTTGTTTTAATTCTTTATCTAGTGCTATATTATCAATATTTTGTTGAAAAATAACGCCTTTATTATAACCTAAATGATGAGAGTACATAATAGAACATATTAATAAAATTATAATAAGAATAATTTGACCTATTTTTGTTGAGAAAAAATCACTAATATATTTTAAAACTAATAAAATTATTGACATATTAAAACCTTTTTTATAATTATATACTATTTATATATAAAAAACAAATTTTTTTATTGTATTTTATATATTTTAATATATGATATAATAAAAAGGGTTATTTATGTTTGATAATAAAATAATAGAAGCCATCACTTTATCAAGTCAAGCACATCATTTAAACTGTATGCTTGCTATATGTGAAATATTTGATTTTGTTAAAGATGCAAATGCAAGATTTGAAAATACAATAATAAATTTTAATAAAGAAGAAGATGGCACTGTATCATTATATAATAACACTCAATTAATAGTTAATTTAGATTTTTCATTTAGAACAAAAGAAGACATAGCAAAATTACGTCTTCTTTTAATATATTTAGATAAACTATAAATAAAAATTATTTAATAGGGTTTGTTGTATATTTTCTATTAATTATATTTAAGATGGCTATAATAATAATAGCAGTAATATAATAATTCATGTTTAATGATTTAAGATATGACAATATATCTGATGTATTGTCTGATAATTGGTTATATAATTCAAACAAAACACCAGGAACTGCAACAATAGCATTACCTATAATGGTTTTACTTTTATACCAAGCTTTTATCATTTGATCTTCTAATTCTTGCGGTATTTCTTCTAGTGAATCTTCATTTGGTGTAACTTCATCATTTTCCATAATTTATCCTTTTTTTATATTTTATTATAACGTGTAAAATATAAAAAATCAATATTAAATTATTTCTTCTAATGTACCACCATTTCTAAAATGTTTAATTGCTTCTGTATAGTCATTAATTCTTCCAGTATATTGAAAGTGTGCCATCTCTTTAAAATGGATCCAATCATGACCCCAAAACAAACCTACCCCCCGACCAATTTGACCAATTTGACTCCATTTTGGAGAGTTCCAATCAGCTTTACCATCAACTAACGGTACAACGTCCATCGCTACTTTAAAATTATGGAAAGAATAACCAGCACGAGCATTAGTTACTATATGTCCGGGTGTTGTTCTACCTTGGTTAAATAATGCATTTTGACTCTCAGCATCTCTATAAGTTGATGTTATTAATAAATCAATCCCTGCTTCCTTGCATTTTTCTAAAAAGTGATTAGCATATATTTGAACGATAGGATGTAAATCTTCTATTTTTCTACTGTTTATCATTGTTTTTATCCTTATTTTTCCTATAATTAGTATAACATAAAAAAATAAATAAAACAAGTTTAAAATAATACTTGACAATATTTTAAATTGGCTTAATATATATAATATAAAAAGAGGAAAAATAAAAATGAGTAATAAATATAAATTAATAAAAGGTAACTCAATAGAAGAATTAAAGCAATTTCCAGATAACCATTTTGATAGTATAGTTACAGATCCACCTTATGAACTTGGTTTTATGGGTAAATCTTGGGACTCAACTAAAATTGCTTATAATGAAGAATTATGGAGTGAATGTTTTAGAGTATTAAAACCAGGTGGTCATTTAATAGCATTTTCTGGTTCAAGAACTTATCATCGTATGGCAGTAGCAATTGAAAATAGTGAGTTTGAAATACGCGATCAAATGCTATGGTTATATGGTACAGGCTTTCCAAAAAATTTAAATATTAGTAAAGCAATAGATGGTAAATTACAAGAAGTTCAAGTATATAGAGATACAAATTATGATGAAATTGATAAAAAAAGATTAGGAAAATTAAAACCATCAACAGAAGAAGCTAAACAATGGGATGGATGGGGGACAGCTTTAAAACCAGCACATGAGCCAATGGTATTAGCAAGGAAGCCTTTATCTGAAAAAACAGTTTCTGAAAATGTATTAAAATGGGGTGTTGGTGGATTAAATATAGATGATTGTAGAGTTGAATATAAAGATATAAAAAACGATGTAACCAATCCAAATAATGATTTAGGTAGATGGCCAGCAAATTTAATTCATGATGGTAGTGAAGAAGTAAAAAAGATTTTTCCAAATGACAATTCAAGATTTTTTTATTGTGCAAAAGCAAGTAAAAAAGATAGAAATGATGGGTTAGATAATTTTGAATTAAAAGGTAAAATATATAATGGAAATAATACACAATCAACAGTAGATGGATTTAAAAAATTAAGTGTAGAAGATAAATTTACTACTAAACCATCAGCTAATAATCATCCAACTGTTAAACCTACTAATTTAATGGCTTATTTATGTAGATTAGTAACTCCACCTGGTGGAATTATATTAGATCCTTTTAATGGTAGTGGTAGCACTGGTAAAGCAGCAATAAGAGAAAATTTTAATTATGTTGGTATTGACTTATCACAAGAGTATTTAGATATAAGTAAATCAAGAATAGATAATGAATTAAATAAAACAAGTTTAAAATAATAGTTGACAATATTTTAAATTAGTTTAAAATATATAATATAACAAGAGGAAAAATAAAAATGAGTAAAAAAGTAGAACTGTTACAAGAGATTAATGAATTAGTAAAATTATTTGAATATACTAGGCATACAAAAGAATTACTTGGTTTGAAAAGAAGATATAAAATGTTAATGTGTGAATATGTTAGTGTTATAGATAAAGAAAAACCTAAATCTAAAAAGTGTCCGTTTGATTATGAAATTAATATTCTTAAAAAATAAAGGAGTATCAAAATGAATAAAATTAAAGAAATATACTTAAATTATAAAATATTAATTAAATTAATAAAATATTTATCGTTATTAAGAGATAGTGAAAGAATAGAAATTACAAAAATGTTAGATAATAAAGACTTTAATATAATTTTAAAAGAAATAAGAGATTGTATTAATTTAATTAAAGAAGATAATTACAAGTATAAAGATTTAGTGTTGGAGTCAATTAAACAATATATATATTCTGAGTTAATTTATAAAAAATATTATAAAGGAATATATAATGAGTCAAATTGAAGAAATAGTGAAAGAAAATAGTAAAGATAAAATAAATAAAGAAAAGGTATTAATTGATTTTGATTTATTTAAATCAATAATTCTTAATAAAACAAATTATAGAATAAAAGAAACCCAAACAGGTATTGGTAATAATATTACTTTAATTATAAATGGAATTGAAATAGATATTACTAACTATACAGATTGGTAAATTTAAAAGGAATATATTATGAGTCAAATTGAAGAAATACTTAAAAATATTAAAGATGGTAGTGAAGATATAAAGGAGGTAAGTAAATTAAATGACTCTGAAAAAATAGATTATTATATTAAAAAATACAAAGAGTCAATTAAAGAAAATAAATAATAAAATAGACCTAATTTAATAGGTTTATTCTTTTTAATAATCTTCTATCTCTTTATTATCTAACTCATTACCATCAGCATCTAATAATACTGCTAATAATGTGCATCTACATCTTGGATGTCCTGGTGGAGCATAACTACCTCCTGAAAACTCTTTATCTATATCAATTGATCCCTCACGTTCATTATGACGACATAATTGACTTACTTTTGAATCATGAGCAGTCCACCATTTTTTCTTTTTGATACCAACAGCCTTATAACTTACTAGCCTAGCATCATTACTTGCTCTATTAGTTTCTGTTCTAGCTATCATTTCAGCACGATTAGGGCTAAAATTAAAAGAGTTTTCTAATTCTGTTGCTAATGTATCATTAGACCAACCCTCATCCATTGCTTTTTGTATTAAATCACCTAAACCAGAATTAGTACCAATAATTATATTCATATCACCAGCTTCAGCAAACATCTCATCAACTCTTTTTGTTGCATCTTTAACTGCTTGCTTTTTAACTTGATCTATTAAAAACTCATCGTTTTTATTTAAGCTTTTTAATGCTTCGTTTCCAGATTGTATATATACTTCCTCTAATGCTACCGTAACATCATATTTAGTTATTGGTAAATTACTATAATCTAAAAGTAATGCTGTCAATATCCATTGGTTTGTATCGCTTACATCTTCATTATCTTCTGACTTATTAATATTGCTATATTTACTTATAACATTATTAATTATATAATGTTTTTGACTATTTAAAAATGTTTGGATTGCTTTTTGTATTTTAGTACTACCATCTTCCATAAACTTTTTATCAAATGGTAGCTCATTAGTTAATAGTATCTTTTTTTTTTAAGGTCAACACTATATGCTTTTTTAGAGTTATCGTCAACAATAGATTTAACATCATTAGGTACAACAGTTGTGTCTTGTGTTAATTCTTCATCTGATAAAGGATCTAATGATAAATCTGCTCGTATTTCATTAATTTTTTTAATACCTGCTTCTACATATATTTTATCAATTTGAGCTTTAACCAATGGATCTGTTTCTAAATCTAAATTCCACTCAAATTTAATATCAGTATAACCAAAATAATTAATAATAATGCTATCAATAAGACCTTTTACCCATTGCATGATTGGTAAAAGTCCCTCTTCTTCTGCTATTTCTTTTGAAGTTTCTGATGTTGCTCTATTCATCTCTTTAACAAAACCTTGTGGATTTATTGAGAAAGTATAGCATATAATACGGGCTAACCATTCATCAAATTCATTTTTTAAAGGCTCAGGCTTTGTATTAAAAGGTTGTACACCACTTGGAACAAATTTTGCTAATGATTTTGATTGATTTTGATTAATCTCATCCCAATATAATTGGAATTTTCTAATTTGATCTGGGTTCCATTCATTAGGCGTTGAAAATATTAAATTTGGAGTATTACCCTCGCTATAATAAGATAGTTGCTGTAATGATTTACGGATCTGAGTATTTACAGTAACTAATATTTGCTCTACATGACTATAACCATATAATTTATTAGTTCTTATATTTCTTGGCTTATATATTAATTCTCTATATGTATAATCTACTGCTGGAACACCCTTTAAAATTTGCTGGTATGCTGGGGAAGTATCATCAATTGGAGTACGACCATTACTATCAATTACTTTTTTAATAGTTGAACCATCAATTAACTCTAATGAAAATAATTTACCACCATTAGTCATTCTTGGGTATAAAGTTGCTGCATCTATAACAAATAAATCTTCTAGTAAAGCACCTAACCATTCTTCAAATGTATGTTGTTTATCAGGTGAACTAAAAAAATTATTTAATTCTTCTGTTCTACTATCATAAATAACATCTTTATTATTTTTGTTATTAATTTTAAAATCATATTTTAATTTTTTAATTTGGTCTTTACGTGTTTCAATTATAATTCTTAAGATATCACAATTATCAGCTAATAATCTTAATTCTTTAAAGCCGTGTACTTCTTCTGCACGAGGTTGTATTTGTATATTTAATCCTGGTGTATAGTCATACTGTCTACCCTCTGCTTGTTGAGCCATTGGTTGAATTGGTTGTATTGGACTAAACCATGTATCAGGTTTAACACCCTGAACAATATATTTTGTTGATTGAGTTAATCTTTTTAAAAAATTATCTTTCTTTTCACTCATTTTAATTAACCTTTTTATTTATAATTATATACTATTATAATAAGTTTGTAAAGATTAAATAATAGTTGACAATAAATTAAATTAGTTTAAAATATATAATAATAAAAGGAGAAATAAAATGAACAGAGAAAAAAGCATTGATTACATAACACACTTATTCCCGTTAAATACTGAGATTGGTAAAGATATTGCATATGAAACAACTGGTAAAAGAGATAGTGACTATTCAAAATATAGTGACGACCAATTATTTAATATAGCATGTCAGCAATTGATTGAAGCTGGTGAAGAATTAAAGGATCATATTTATAAATAAGCACACTAGCCAAATATATGAGAAATAAGATATTTTAAGAATAGGAGATATAATGATAAAAGAAATTACAAAAGAAGATGCTATATTCTTTAAAAATTATTCAAAGGTAGTAAAATATAATAAAAATAGAACCGATAAAAATATTGAATTAATTAATGATATAGTTTTATGCACAAAAGATAAACACATAAATGAAATGATGGATATAATGGAATATGCTATTTTAGAAAAAGATTATACTAAAAAATATTTAGATCTTTATAAGAGTAAATATGATAACATTATATTATATTTTAAATTAAAAGGTGAGTTATCTTTAAATACAGTAGAAAAAATTAAACATAAAATTTAAGTTACTCTTATCGATTTAATAATTGAGTAACGGGGGGAAACATGACTATTGAAATAATTAACAACTATAATATAAAATATATAATGAAACAAATTATCAATACACAACATTTAATTTATTATAACAAATCAAATATTACAAATATAATAAATGAATTAAATAATAATAATCTTATAGTTAATATAAGTTCTGATAAATATTGGAATACAATATTTTATGAAATTTTATTTACTAATAATTATATTTATATATTATGTTTAGAAGATGATTTTTTAAATAAAATATTATTAAAATTAGAATTAGAAAAACAATTAAATAATAAAAATGAGGTAAAATATAATGGAAAAAGCAAGATATAATATATTAAATAGCAATCATAAGCAAGTATCAAAAATATATATTAACGATTTAGTTGAGTTTAAACAATTTTTTATTGATATTAATGCTGAGTCATTTTATTACTTTGATTATGAAAATTATATTAGCATATTTGAAATACTAACAAAATCATATAATGAATATATTGTTATAGCAAGAATTAATATAGATTATCATGTATCGTTATGCAATAATTATAATTATGAAGATGATTTTAATTTAATAAAAGATGAGCTAATTAAAAAAATAGAGATTAATCCAATTTATAGAAAATGGTTATTGGAGCAAGAATTAAATAAAAATGAAATAGTAGTTAAAAAATCAAAAATATAACAAAAGGATAAACAAAATGTACTTAGAATTTATTAATAAATCAATAAAAAACGGTGAAAAAATTCACCCTAATAATGATTATGCTTTAATTTGGAGTGTTTCTAATGGACATTTAGATATTATTAAATATTTAGTAGAACAAGGGGTTAATATTAATATTAAAGATGATTTTGCGTTAAGATGGAGTGCTTATAATGGATATTTAGAAATTGTTAAATATTTAGTAATTGATTGTAATATAACTATAAAAGAAGATGTATTACAATTTTTAAAAAAATATGATTGTCAAAAAACTCTTAAAATTATAAACACAAGAGATTTTAAAAATAAATTATGTAAAGAATTAAATAATAATCAAATAGTAGTTAAAAAAAGTAAGATATAAGTTGACAATATTTTAAATTAGTTTAATATAATAATAGGAGAAAAAACAATGAATTTAAATAGCAAATTAAGTAAAGCTAAAAAAAATAAAAATGATGAATTTTATACAAAGTTAATTTACATAGAAAATGAATTAAAACATTACAAACATCACTTTGAAAATAAAGTTGTATTTTGTAATTGTGATGATCCTGAATGGTCAAATTTCTATATTTTTTTTAAATCCAAATTAAATGAATATAAGATAAAAAAACTTATATTTACTCACTACAAAGATAATAATTTATACGATCAATTATACAAATTAGAGTGTATAACCATAGTGAATAATAATGGACTGATTATAGAGAATAAAACATATTTGAAAGATAATGGAGATTTTAGAAGTGAAGAGTGCATTGAACTTTTAAAGCAGTCAGATATTGTTTGTACTAACCCGCCATTTTCTTTATTTAGAGAATATATGGATCAATTAAATAAATACAATAAAGAATTTTTAATAATTGGTAATATGAATTCGATTGCTTGTAAAGATATATTTAATTTAGTCAAAGACAATAAATTATGGCTTGGTGTCAGTCCAAGAGGTATGTTTTTTAAAACAAAAGATGGTGGAGATAAGGAAGTTAATGCAGCATGGTTTACTAATTTAACACATAATAAAAAAAATGAAGATATTTACTTAAATGCAAAGTATTCAACAGAAACTTATTCAAATTATGACAATCATACGGCTATTGAAGTATCTAAAACAAAAAATATACCTTGCGATTATAAAGGTATAATGGGAGTTCCACTTACATTTTTAGACAGATATAATCCAGAGCAATTTGAAATTGTTGGATTAAAAAAGGGGTTAGATGGTAAAGATTTAAGATTAAATAATAAAGTTTTATATACTAGAATTTTAATAAAAAACATAAAGATATAATAAAATTATTTATTTTTATTTTTTTCCTGGTCTATAAAGTCAAGCCATCCACCGTTTTTATTTTCTGACAATTCAGTCATAGCCCATACCATAGCATCTAATCTATCTGGGCTTTTTTCTTTTGTATCTAAACCAGTAAAATTACACATTTGATCCTCTAATTTACTAAAAGTACCAATATGATGTACCTTTTTTTGCTCGTATAATGCAGATATAGGCTCAGCTCTTATTATTTTACCTCTTGTAGCATGCACCTTTTTATATGATACATTATTATCAATATTTCTAATAACCTCTTCAATCATATCACCACCGTTATTTACTTCTGCTACTATTCTATCAGCTCTATGTTTATGATATGCATTAATAGCAACAGATGCCCATTCTGATGGCTTTCCTAACATCGTTAAATCTTCTATTATGTAATAATGTCCATCTTCACCTTTACCAGCAACAATTATACCAGTTAAGTCGCTATTTTCATTTGATGTTGTTGCTGGATCTATTGCTACTATTATTCTACTAAACGATGTATATTCTTTTACCCTTAATTCATCTAAAAGCTCTAAGTTCCATAAAGCATTTTCATTTTTATCTAATAACTCAGCGTTTAATTCTTGTCGACCAAGCCTTGTTCCCTCATATTTTGATATTATACTATTAAAAAAGGTTGGTGCTAGATTTGACTTATTATCATAAGTTGTACCAACTGTTATTATTGTACCTTTATCTTTTTGTAATTCTCTTATTAATTTTGTTGGCCTAGGAGTTGTTGTTATACATGCTTGTGGATTTTTACCTAATCTTAAACCAAATACCGCCTGATCCCAAGAGTCTTGATACTTCCAAGCACCTAATTCATCAGCCCATAACTTCATATGTTGCTTACCCCTTAATCGCTCAGGTTCCTCAGCTGAAAAGATTAGAGATATTGCACCATTAGGCCAATATAAATTACCTTTTTTATATGTTGGACGGTCATATTTATTACATATAGCTAATATACCAGACTCACCCTCAATCATAATATCAATAGCATCATCCTTGGTTGCTCCCATAAGATTACAATATTTATTAGTTTTAACTTGCTCTCTTATCCATTCTGCGCCAACACGAGTTTTACCAAAACCTCGACCAGCCATTACTAACCAATAAGTCCATTTTATATTATTATTAGGGAATCTTTGCTTATCACGAGCATACCAGTCCCAATCATGAGACAATAGCTCAGCTTCTTCATCTGATAATAAATTAATTCTTTTTATTTGTTCTTCTTTTGATAACTTTGCAAATAATTCAGCTTTACTAATTGACATTATTCATCTTTTTTATATTCGACAACTATTCCACTTAACAACCTTGATTTTGCATCACTTATTTCAATAGGGCCGTCATCTTTTCCAGTAATTTCTAATTTATCTGTTTCTTTCCATCTCATTTGAGTTTTGGCATAAAATATCAATAAAGCAGAATCTCCCGACATAGCCTTTTCAAATAATTTTTGAGATATACTACTATTTGCTTTTGCTTTACCTATTGTTATTTCATGTTGTAAATATTTAACCATTGTGTCAACAGAACATCCAATTGTTTCAGCTATTTGTTCTTGCGGAAGTCCTAAACCAGACAATTTTTCAACTGTTCTTTTAGTTTCATCTGTTATTTTAAATTTTGGTCGCCCAACTTGTTTTTTAATAGTCATTTTATAATTCCTAATAATATATTATTAAAGTGCTGATTGTAAGATTTGAACTCACGACCTACTGATTACAAATCAGTTGCTCTACCATCTGAGCTAAACCAGCATACTATTATTATAATTGAATTATTAACTTAAATCAATATCAGTATTACTTTCGCTTAAATTAATGTATATCTCATTGTCAATTGTCGTATTTGAGCTTAAATATTTATTAATAAATACATCCAATAACTCCTCAGTTGTATATGATTTTAAATTAGATAATACACATACACAAGTTAATAAATCATAATACATGTTTATTTGATTATTATGAGGGTAATATATAAAAGTAATATCATTATAGGTTAATTCATATATTGTTAAATTAACTCTATCATTATCAATAATTATAGTCTCACCATCATTTATAATCTTTTCTTTAATTTCTTCTAATACTTTTTTAAATTGTTCCATTTTATTTTTCCTTAAAGTTTATTTCTTATTTGTTTAACTTCATTTTTATTTATAATTTTAGAATTAAGAGAATTATATAATACTAATTTTTTAACTATATCTTTAATTTCTTCTCTCATTTCACTAAAAGAATTACCATATACATCTTTTTCTAACATATTTCTATATAATTCAACTAAAGAATTTCCTGAGAATATACATATCTTTCTATCATTAGGAATAAAATTATAAATGTAAAAACCATTTTTATCAGTTTTAAATAAAAAGTTACCATAAATAAATCCATCTTCTATATTTGAAAGTAATACAATAAAATCATTTTTGTTCATTTTTTAATTCTTTCTCTTTATTTACTAAATAAGAACATACAGCAATAACTAATTTGTCATTTTTCTTTTTATATGATATAAATTCATATAATATATATAAGTTAAATGTAAAATCAATTGCCAAAATATTATATATTATATCCATAATTAACTCCTTTATACAACATATTTTAAACTATTTTAATTAAATGTCAACCTTATTTATTCGTTTAACAGCAATATTATAAAAATCTTTATCTAATTCTATTCCTATAAAGTTTCTATTAGTATTTACACAAGCAACACCAGTTGAACCTGAACCCATTGTTAAATCGACAACTAAATTATTCTCATTAGAAAAAGTTTTAATTAAGTCCTCTAATAACAAAATAGGCTTTTGAGTTGGATGATAATTGTTATTATCTTTTTTATATTCAAATATAGTTGATTTATGTTTTTTACCTTGTAAATTAAATATTGATGGATAAAGTTTATTATAAATTTCTTTTAGTTTTTTATATTCAATAAATCCATCCATTTTATCTATATTATATAAATCAATTAATTTACTATATGATTTCTCAGTACATAAATTAAATTGAGCACCATTATATTGGTAAAATTTACTTAATGAACAATTAAAATGTACATTTAATTCTTTTTTACTTATTCCAATAAAACTAAAAAGTAATTTACTATAATTTATTAAAGGATTTGTTAAACTAGTATCATATTTTTTGTTAAATAATAATATATCTTCATGATATTTAACACATGCTTTTTTAGCAGATAAAGCATTAGCAAACTTATTTTTTTTCCATATCATAGAATAAGAATATGGAATATTTACATTTTTATTTATTTTTAATTCTGTTGAAAATGGATCCTGTGCAAATAATAACATTTTACCATTTTTTCTTAAAATTCTATTAGCAATATCCATAATTTTTTTAGTATCAATAACATTATCCCAATCAAGAGATTTACTACTATAACCACCACTATCATTCATACCTTTTATTGTTCCATAAGGTAAATCAGTTATTATTAAATCAACACTACCTGATTCTATTTTATCACTTTCAAATAAACAATCTCCATTATATAACTTAATCATTTTACACCCCATTTTTTAACTAATCTACTTATTAATAATTGCTCTGGATCAAATACATCTTTTTTAATATCATTCATTGCCCATACTAATCTTGCATAATGGTTTCCTTGTTCTTTTAAATATTCCTCATTATGTATATATGAAGAGCCGGCAAATATACCATAAATTGGTGTTCCATCAGCTTTAACTTCTCTATGTATCTCAAATGATTGTCTATGTCCTTGCACACAATTCATTAACTTTTTTAATATTAATTGTCTAGCACTACATATAGCATTATTCATTCCACCAGAAGTAAAATAATGACAATAAGCTATTCCATCTATAATAACTGGAGTTAAAAACGGTATTACTTCAAATCCATATCTGCTTAATTCTAAATCGTCTATACCCATTAAACCACCTAATGCTTTATAATTTAACTCCATTTTTGTTATTCTATCCTCATGGTTGCCTAATGTAAAAATAAATCTAGGTTTCCAATTTGTTATGTTATTTTTTGAATTAATAAAATTTATAATTGGTCGCATCAATTCTTCCATTGCATCTTTACCAGCCTTAATGTCATCTTTGTATTTTTTACCATCAAAAGTTTCTTTTGTTATTTTAAACATCGATTTCATATCCCAAAAATCACCTAAAAAAATAACAACATTAGGCAATCTACTTATTATTTCATTTGAAATAGAATAAAAATGAGAAGTATCAACACCAGGTGATATTTGCATATCACTTATAACAAAATGGTTGATTTCTTTGATTATTTCATGAGTGTTTTTAATTATTACAGATGGTTGATATTTTGAATCTTCATATACTTTTTGATTAGGTTTAACATCTAAAATACCAAATAAACTTCTTTTTCTATAAAGCTCTTTTCTATTAGTATTTAAATCTTTTGTTAATTTATTTAAACTTGTTGATGATTTAATTAGTTCCACTAATTGTTCTTTTGTTATTTTATGTATATCCATATATTAACCTCTTCTTCTTATATGTATATATTTTAAATGATTTTAAATAATTGTCAAGTAAAAATGATTTTATTTTATATTTAGTTTGTTTATAAAGCATCTATATTCTTATATTCCAGAGCTAAAAGACAAAGCAACCCTAATAAAAATCGCTTTATCTTTTGAAATCAAAATATATTATTAAAAAATATATTCCGTCGCATTTGACTTTATCACAGACTTTTAATCTTTATAAAAAGCTCGGCTAAATTCACGATATCTTTTTTAGATTACCTCCCTACGCTCTATGATTCGCACACGTTTGTATCTAGGGTTCTTCTTATACACTACTAATTATGTTCGTTTGACGGTTTTCCCTCTGTATTCCATAATCAACAATTTTACTTGTATTTAGATATTAATATATTTTTAAAAAAAGTCAAACAATTTATTTTTGTAAAAAACTTGACAAACTTATTATAGTATGTTATATATATATTAATGTTTATTAAATAACAGATTTTCTCTCTTCTCTTGTGTGATGAAACTAGGACCCTCTGCCTAGTTTTGTTACATCTATACTATCAATTAATAGTTTTATTTAATATATTCTTTTTATAAACCCTTGCAACGATATTTGCATTATACCAATTATCTGTTTCTACCACTTCATTTATAAATTGTAGTTTTGCTTCATAATAATTCAATTGAGCAACACTATTACAAAATAAAAGTATCTCCCTTTTGAAAAATTTTTTATCGCTATTATTTATATCTTCTGTTAATTCTTTACATGAACCATAATAAGTTTTCCAATTAGACTCTTTTCTTATTTTCTTTTTTTTACCTTTAATTGTTTTATATCCAGCCATTGTTAAAAGCTTTCTTCCTATATATTTTTTATTATTAACAGTATTAGTTATAATATAAATAAAACCTATCATATTAGGCTCAATTTCTTCACTATTTATTATATTGTTATTATATATCCATTCTTTAAAATTCATTGTATAAATCCTTTTATTTTAAGTATAACAAAATATTTTAAAAAAGATATAAATATAAGTTGACAATATTTTAAATTGATTTAAATTATAATACAACAAGAGGAGAAACAAAATGGATTTAAATGATAAACTTATAATAGTATCAAATAATGGACAACTAGAAATAGTTAAATATTTAGTTGAACAAGGTGCTGATATTCATGCTGAGGATGAAAAAGCATTAATATATAGTGCTTTGAATGGATATTTAGAGGTTGTTAAATATTTAGTAGAACAAGGCGCTGATATTCATGCTAATAATAATAATTCATTAAGATGGAGTGCATATAATGGAAACTTAGAAGTAGTTAAATATTTAGTTGAACAAGGTGCTAATATTCATGTTGAGGATGATTATATATTAAGGAATAGTGCAAATAATGGACACTTAGAAATAGTAAAATATTTAATTATTGATTATAATATGACTATAAAAAAAGAAATATTAAAATATTTACAAAAAAATAATTTATCAGAAGTTATTAATATAATTAATGCAAGAGATTTAAAAAATAAATTACAAAAAGATTTAAATAATAATAAAATAATTGTTAA